CGCGGGTGGCGCGGTCGAAGATGTCGTTGCCCTTGCGATGTCGTTGCCCTTGCCGGTCTCGTTGCGGATGTCGCGGAACGTGAGCAGCAGGTTCTCCGCCGACTGCACCGCCTCGTCCGAGAACGCCGTGTAGCCCTCAATGGAGTCGGCCAGCTCGTGCACGTGGCCGGCGCTGACCTTCGCCTTCGCCCCTGTCGACTTGATGACCGCGCCGGTCTGCTTCTGGATCTTCTGGTAGGCCGCGGCCTCCTTTATGCCGAAGCCGAATGCGACCGTCGATGCGGCCACTCCGACGGCCAGGCCGCGCGCCGCCACCCGACCCACCGATGCCAGCGTCTTTCCGACGCCGGCGAACTTGTGGTCGACACGACCGGCGGTCTCGCCGAGCCTCTTGAGCGAGCTGTCGCCACGAGTGCGGACCAGCACGTCCCAGTTGGTGGTGACCGTGTCAGCCATGCACCACCATCCGGGAGACCTCGCGGACCGCGAACGTGACGTCGTGCTGAGTGCGACGGGCGTGGGCACGCAGCGTCTTGGTCCAGAAGCCGGCGGGTACCTTCTGGCTGACCCAGGTCCATTCGCTGCGGGGCGTGGCGCTGTCCGCGAACACCGGGTGTCGCAGGTCGCCGCGGTCGATGCGCGCCAGGTCGTGCCCGGACCAGCGGCCGGTCATCCGCACCGACGGGTTGGGACCGCGCAGGCTCGTGCGCGTGGAGATCGTTGCTCTCGCGACGATCCCGGCCAGCCTGCCGCGCTTCGGAAGCACCGCCAGCGCCGCAGCACGCACGTCGCGCTTCGCTGGCTCGGTGGCCCGCCGCAACGCCTTGGACAGCTCGCGACGCATCACCGGGCCGCCACCCTCCTCGATCCGGCGTGCCACCTTGCGCAGGTCACCGACCCCGGTCACCTTCGCCTCAATCACGACGAAGCCCCAGCGCCACAAGGAGCTCCTCACGTTCGGGGTCGATCGCCTCCGCCTTCAGCGGCGCGCACAGTGCGTCGTCGAAACGCACCCGCGCATCGGCCAGGGTGGGGATCTGGACTTTCGCGCCGGCCGCGGCCAACGTGGCGCAGGTCTGCCGCTCGGCCATCACCCACTTCTCGAGCGACTCGAGCTGCAGCGCGTACACGACGTCGCAGACGTCGAGCAGACTCAGCCCGAGTGCGCCAGGTCGACGAACTGCGCCAGGTCCCCGCGGCCCTTCGCCTCGAGGCGCTCCTTGGCCGGCAAGAAGGAGACGACCTCGGAGCTCGGACCGGTTTCCTGCGGCCCATCCGAGGAGTCGGATGGCTGCCGTGTAGGGCGGTCGGTGACCGAGGCGATGATCGCCTGCGCTAGTCCCGTGATGTCGTCGATGGTCTGAGCCGTCGCGCGAGCATGCGCCCACATGGCGTCGAAATCGTCGGGGTGGACCAGGGATTGCAGCAGGGCCTTGGTCGCCGCGAGAGCTTGCACGCCGGACATGTTCTCGGCCGCGAGCGTGGTCTCGACGATGTCCATGATCGCCAGGTCGGACAGGTTCGGGGCGACGCGGAACGTCTGACCGACCAGGCCGAAGGTCGGGACATCGTCCGACTTCTCGCGTACGGTGCCGAACTCGCCGATCGAGCTCACGTGCGGTTCACCCCGGCAGTCCAGAACGAGAACGGGATACCGGAGACCGGGACCTCGAAGTTGAACTGGCAGGGGATGACACTGAAGTTGGGAGCCTTCTGGAACGCCGACTCGACGGTGCCGCCGTTGATGCACTGGTCGACGACCATGCGGATTGAGTTGTCCAGCGACTCCCAGCCAAGCATCACCCGCACCTCGGCGCCGACGGCCGGAGGCGCCACCGTGTAGAGCGCGGTCGCGCCAGAGCCGGAGGTGGCCGTGACGACAGCCGCGCCCTTGTTGAACGCGCGCGACAGGCTGTCCGCCGTGTACGAGGCGAGGTTGAACGCGAAGCTGCCGGACCGCTCGACCGTGGCCTGCCTGATCGGGTCGAAGAACTCGGCGACTGTGATCGCCTCGATGCCGATCTCGTAGGAGAACGTCGAGCCCTCCTGTGTCGCGCCGAGCGGCAGCCACGCCGCCGGCCAGGCGTCGGTGAACACCGAGCCCGCGACCGTGTTGGTCGGCTTCGTCGAGAGCAGGGGGGCGATGAACAGGTACCCGGCGTCGGTGAGAATGCTCGGGGTGGCTACTGCTGGCGGGGCCATGTCCTACTCCTTGGTCTCGCCGGTGGCGGCCGCGGCGGCGGCCTTCCCGGCTTTGGTTGCGGCACTGGCCACCTGGTCCTTGGAGACCAGGCCGGAATCGACGTGCGAGCGGGGGACGGCGTGGCCATCGAGGAAGGCGAGAACACCGTTGAGGTGGATAGAGCCGATGGCGACGTACTCGCCGTACTCCTCGGCGCACGCCTGCCGGGCCTGCTCGGCGGTCAGCACGGACATATCTCTCCTCGGTTGTGGCACCCTGAGATGGCCTGGAAGGGGGCTGGCGATGGATCGTCAGGAGCAGATGAGGCGGCTACACGCGGACCTGGTCGCGCTGGAGGCGAAACGGCAAGCGGAGAAGGCGCAGGCCCGCCGGGGCGCGTGGGTGCTGGTGGCGCTCGTCGTGGTGGCCCTTGTGATCGCCGACCATGTCTGGGGGCTGGGCCTGTGGATCGGGCTACGCGAACTCGTGCTGCACGTCAGGCCGTGAGCAACGTCGCGTAGCGCACAGTGAACGTGAGCCGCCCGACGATGCCAGTGTCCGTGGAGCGCGGGGACCACCCACCGTGCCCGAACGCACGGGCGCCGTTGATGTCGTCAGACGCACCGGCAACGAGGACGCCGCCGAGGTAACGGTCCGCCCGCAGCGCGACGTCGATCAGGTCGTACAGGTCGTCGGCCCGCTGCAACAGGGTGTCGGCGGTGCCGTTCCCGGTCCAGCAGGTTATCGAGCAGGTGACATCCCCGGACTCCGATACCCACAGGTTGCCGACTGCAGCGGCGGTCTGCTCGGTGTTCACACCGTCGCCGACACCCTCCGGGTCGAAGGCGACGGTGACGAACTCGCTCGGCTGCTCCGATGTCGGCTTAGGTCCGTGGTACACCTTCACGCCGGGCAGCGCGGCGTCGATGGCGGCGGTCAACGCGGGCACCACGTCGCCGATGGCGGTGGGCATCAGGCGATCGCCGGGGCCTTCAAGTAGCCACCGTCGGCGAGCAGCCTCTCCGCACGCCACCGGGCCAGCCCGAGGGTCGACCCGACGTCCCCGCCGGCACCGGACGTGTCGCCCTGGTAGAGCGCGTCGATGTCACCGGGTCCGGTCTGCGAGCCCCACATGGCGCGCAGGATCTCCAGGCACGCCTCCCGCACCAGCGGGGGGGCGACCTGCCGCCCGGCCAGGTAGGTGACCGTGACCGGGTACATGAAGCAGGTGGCTCCCCACCCGTAGCGCACCGTCCCGGTCTCACCGTCCAGGTACAGGGAGCCGACGCTATAGGTGCCGGGCGAGCCGTAGGCCGCGACGACCGAGGTCAGGGAGATGACCGGCGGCTCGAGAAACAGCAGCCCGCCTGTCGGGTACAGGGTGCGGGTAACGGTCCGTCGCACAACCGGGCCGGTCTTGCCCTCGACCCAGTCCGACGCCTTGAGGATGTAACCGCGTAGCTCCTCGTCACCGGTCGTGTCCCCGGCTGTGAAGTTCAGGTGCTCCCGCGCGTCCGCGAGGCTCACGATCCCGGTCGGGCCGGTGTCCACGTCGAACACGCCCGTGAGCGCGGTCTGCGGGTTCGTGGAGACGTAGCGCCACTCGTGGCGCCCGGCCACCGTGGTGACCCCGGTCGGGTCGTAGAGGCCGGTCCCGGCGTTCGTGAGGGTGCCGGTCCCGGGGGTGCCGTCCGGGAGGGTGACCGTCAGCACGCCGTCGGCGGAGTTGGTCAGCGTCCCGGCGGCGTTGCGGACCTCGATGCGGAACGGGTACGGGTCGCCGATGTCGATCACGTCCGTGCCACCTCCTTAGCGGTCCCGGTCGGACGGGTCGTCTCAGCGGACTGGGCGACCAGCCGCGCCGTCTCGCCGGCTGAAGCTGAGACACCGGCGAGCTCTGCCGCGGTCGCGGCCGGTCGTGTCGTGGCCGAGGCCGTCGCGGAGGGTCGCGGCACCTCGGAGGCGGTGCCGGGCTCGGCCGTCGCGGCGGTGACGGAGGGTCCCGTGAGAACGAGCGCGCCACGGCCGAGCTGTGCGGCGATACGGCGCAACAGGCCGGTCCCGGCGAGGCCGAGAGCGCCGGCGCCTGCCGGGGTGGCACGCTTGCGATCCACCGATGCCGGGACGAGCAGCACCAGGCCGGTACCCGTCGGCGTGGCCTTCTTGCGGTCCAGCGACGTCGGGGCGAGCGCCACGATCCCGGTGCCGAGCGCGACTGCCTTCTTGCGGTCCAGCGAGCTCGCCGCCGCGAGCAGGACGCCCTTGGCGGTCTGTGCGGCGATCTTGGCGTCCAGCCCGGACGGGGCCAGTGCGAGGGTGCCGAGGCCGATGACGGCCTTGACGTTCAGCGAGGCGCGTGTCCCGGCCAGGACCAGCGCGCCTACCCCGGTCTGAGGCGCCTTCTTGACGTCCACGCCCGTCGCTGCGAGGACGAGCACGGCGGTCGCGACCGGACGGGCCACCTTGGCGGCGCGGCCCGCAGGAGGCAGCGTGAGCGCCCCGGTGCCTGTCTGTGCCTGCCGCTTCGCCGCGGTCCCGGCCCCGGCGAGGGCGAGGGTGCCGGTCCCGGTCACCTTGGCGACCTTGACCGCCGCCGCGGTACCGGCGAGGGCGAGGGTTCCGGTGCCGATCTCGGCGACCGGCGCGCCTGCCGCTACCGCCCAGCGCCCGGGGTTCGGCCGGACCCTGCGGACGACCGGGCGGCGGAACGTGGCCGAGCGGGCCACCGGCTAACCGATCTCGTGGACCGTCATCAAGAACCGGTACACCCCGGCCGGCGGCGCTGTCGTGTGCCGCAGCCCGATCCCGTTCGCCGTCCCCGCCGGGACCACGATGTACTCCTCCGGGGTCGGCGCGAAGTCGTAGATCCAGCCCGTCGACGAGCCCCAGCCCTCCAGGTAGGCGTCCGTGACGGTGCCCGCCGCCGACGCCGTGTGCCCCGCCGTGAACGCGGCATCCGCGTCGGTCGGGTCATGGTTGAGGAACGTGGACGCGGCGATCGACGTGACGGTCGGCGCCGCCGTGAACCGCACCAGCTCGACCGCCGCGTTCGCAGCCGCCGGGATGGTGGCCTGCGCCAGCGTGATCTTGGCCCGGACCAGCACCAGCGGCTTGGTCGCCGCGGCCTGCAGGTTCAGGTTGGTCACCGCGCCCGGGTTGGTGATGGCGACGGACACCGTGTAGACGCGGGCAAGTGCGAGGACAGCCACGGTTCTACCTCCGGTAGTTGGGGCCGCGGCGGCGGATGTAGTCGACGGGTGACGTGTCCAGCTCCACGGCGATCAGCCCGTGCTGGCCGGTTATCGTCGAGCCCCAGGTGATCGTGGTGCCGGTGAAGCCGGAGTCGCGGGAGACGTACCCGCCGCCGGTGGTCGGCGTCGCGTAGGAGGTGTCCACCTGCTCGGTCCAGCCCGCGGGCGGGGTCGACCCGGCGCCGGACGCGGTGAAGTTCCCGACCAGGGTCGGGTTCTCGGTCCGCGCGGCCGCCGCGAACACGGGGGCGGGGGTGAGGCCACCGGCCTCGTTGCTGACCACCACCGTCTGGCGGACCGCGACAGCACCGGCCCGCGAGAACGCCGACGCCGAGGCGACCATGACGACGGCGCCGGTGGCGTCGTCCCCGGTGCAGTCGAACGTGACCGTCATCGACGCCGGAGACGCCGGGACAAGCTGGTTCGCGACGAACAGGTAGATGGCGTCGACACTGGTGTTCTTCAACGCGGTCGCGACCCGGGTGAAGGTGATCCCGTTCGCGGACGCGGTCAACGCGCCCGCGGCCAGCGTCCCCGTCGACGCGACGAACGCGACCAGCAGCCCACCGGCCGGGGGGGTGAACGACCCCGACACGAACGTCGGCCCGTCCGTGGTGCTCGCCGTCGAGACCTGGGCGGTGATGGCGGCCACCGACGGCTACACGCCGTCGGCGGCGAGGATCAGCTGGTTCGTGCTGACGACGATCTGGCCCTGCGCGGCGAACACCTCCGGGACGACCCTTTGGAACATGGCCTCGCCGATGCCGGTGATGTTCACCGCCGCGCCGCCCGAGGTCAACGACACCTGGAACGTGTCCGTGGCCGCGCCGACCACGAAGTAGATGGTGCCCTCAGCCAGACCGGCAGGGACCGACTCGGCGAACACGTTGAACAGCATCACCCGGTCCGTGTTCGACATGCCGTGCGCCGAGGACGTGACCGTGTCCGCTGTCACGTCCGCGGCGTTGCAGGTGGCGAAGCCGCGGATCGCCGAGGCCCCACCGAACGGGATGTAGCCGAAGAAGTTCCCGGTGTTGGCTGTGAGGTGGTTCATCAGCAGGAAGAAGCCGTAGGTGCCCGCGGGCACGTCGAAGGTGAGCGCACCGTTGTTGCCGCGCTGCGCCGCGGCGGGGGTGCCGACGGTCTGCCAGGTGACGGCCTGCCGCGCGTACGCGGG